ATAAACTATAGTTGTATTTTTTTATCATCTTTTCCATTGCTTGTCACATGGAAGGTTGAAACCTCACACTCAGAGTCGCCAAACTTTGCGAGTGTGGGGATTTTTTTTATTTTTTAGCGAGACGCCATACTGTTAAATCTAAATAGTAAGTTAAGTCACTTTTACGAGAAACGACTCTCTCAGTTTCGATATTGAGGGTTTTATATGGTCCTCCTCTACCTGTAAGGATTGCATCATATCTGTAATTCGGATTAGAAATGTAGGATGAAACTTGTGTTGCAATCATAGCTGGTAAGTATCCGACAAAGATATTATTTACTAAAACCTTGACAGCATTTTTATCATGAGGGTTTGATGGCTCAGGCAGTAGATGAACATCTACTGTTTTTAATTTATTGTATTTATAAACTGGTTTATATGTTTCAAGCATATAAGATTTTAAACTCTTATTATCTTTTCCGAAATAGTGGATCCCTCCAGAAAGAAAATCAGCAGCAAGCTCAGCCTCTTCTTTATGATAATTTGTCCCCATCAACAAGAAATCATCATGGAAAACGATCTTATCAACACTAGGACCGCTATAATTCTCTATCTGTTTCTTTTTCTTTGCCTTTTTTTCTTGTTTTGCAGTGAAATGGCCGATTAAAAACATTATGAAACTAAGGAGCAAAAGTATGACTCCGAATGGTGGAATTAGAAAAAGTAGTATTATAGAAATTACTAAAAAAACTAGCGCTGTCTCTTTGTAATCTTTTGCTGTGAGTTGCTTTTTGCCGTTAGAGGCAAGAATAGATTGCTGTTTGTTGTTGACTACTTTCTTTTTTCGCTTTTTAGATGATTTAAACAAATCCGAAAGTCCAAAGGTTGTCTTATGATAAACCTTGTTATACATGGCTTTCTTTGGATTTTTAACCCATCCCATCCCTTTCTTACCATAGCCAGGGATAATAGCTTTTTTAGCCTGTCTTTTCCATTTACTAGTAGTTCTAGCTTTTAAACTTCTGGTCAGACTTGGCTTTCTCATTCCTATTTTCATAAGTTTCTCCTTTTAATTTTCAATCGGCATAAAGTTTCCGACTATTTTTCCAATGATTCTTGGATCTTCGTCATATGGTGCGAATTTATCCTTATACTTGTTATTGATAGAGACGAGTCTAAGACCGTCTTTTTCTCTATAGACTTTTTTAATGTAAGTTTGGCCATCCCAATCAACTGCATAAATGGCACCATCGTAGTCAAAACCTGTTTCTTTGATAAGGACAACCTCTCCATTCATGTACTTAGGTTCCATTGAGTCTCCAAAAACCCAAGAAGCAAAATCGTGGTCTAGGTCTTTGTCATAAAAAACAGTGTCATAGTTCCCATCGTTGAAGTATGAAAACCCAGTACCAGCTGATAGCTTTTCAAAAACACGGTATTCAAAAAGCTTTTCCTCAATCATAATCACTTTATTATTCTGCTCTTTTAATTGTTCATTAGCATAGTTCAGAACTTTTTGTTTTCTTGGAGTTGACAACTTTACAACTTTTTCAGTTATTTTTTGAACGAGAGGGGAAGTGGGGATTTTTACTTCCTTTACTTCTTTCTCTTCTTGAGTTTTATCTTCTATCAAGTCCGATTTATTAACACTGAAATAGTCCGCAAGTAATTCGATTTTCCCTATCCGAGGATAAGTAATACCCTTTAACCAATCTCTTACCGTAGTGTATTTTAATCCTAAATCAGAACAAAGTTTATTTCTATCAACATCTCTGCTGCTCATTAACTTTTCCAAGTTCGCAGAGAAAATTTCTTTACTTTTATTATTGCTCATTTGTATCACTCCTTTATATAGTATATATTACGGCAAAAACGCAAAAAAGTAAAGGAAAAAATAAAAAAATTACGATAAAAACGCAAAAAACACTTGACATTGCGGTTTAACCGCATTATAATAGAGTCATAGTTGAGTCACTCAATTATAAAAAAAGATAGAAAGGACTGTAAAATGCAGAAAATGACTCTTAAAACATTGAGAACTCTAAAAAATTGGAGACAAGCGGATGCAGCCGAGGCTATTGATGTCTCTGTTGATACTTGGGGAAATTGGGAGCGAGGAAAAACAGAACCTACTGTAACCCAAGCTTATCAAATTGCTACTACTTTTGGTGTGTCTATTGATGACATTATTTTTTTACACGACATTGCGGTTTAACCGCAACAGGAAAGGGACATTATGAACAACGCAGCGCAAAAAGTAACACGGATTGACAAAGATGCCTGGGAAATCGCTACGGAGCTGGCGAACGAGTACGGAGTATCTATTTGTCACATCATCAGCGAGAGCGTCCGCTACTGTGCAGAGAATGCCGAATTTAAGGAGATGGACGTTGTCGTTAAACGGTTGGTAGTCGGCAGTAAGGTGCTGGAATAGGAGGGGAAGATGAATGAACTAGAAAGAACAGCCCTCAATGAAGTATTGAGGACCGTTAGACTTATAAATGAAAAAGTTGCTGAGATTGGTGAACTGCAAAGTCAACAAGAGTTAGCTATTTCTTATCTTCGGGGAATAATGGATTCCTCTGAAATTGGTTAGTTTTATCTTGGATTTGCTGGATAATTGACTTATATTCACCAAATGATGGTTTCAAATCAAAATCATGCGTGTGTATGAGAGAAGAATAAGACTGTTGGTTTTCTAACAGATTTAGTATCTTGTTTAGCTTTTTAGTTAGCTTGTCATCAAGTTCTTCTAATGTAACGCTTTTATCAATGCGACTTTCAGGCATTTCAAAGTTTTCAAAGCTTTTCATTTTAGCTTTTAAATCCTTTTTGGATTGCTCAATTTTTCCAACAGAAAGGTTATAGAAAACAGTTCTTTGGGATATAACATCAAAAGGAAGTCTATTACCTGCTTGTATGATAGGAACTAAGGGGAGTTCTAACGCTTGTCGAAATCCTAGTTCATAAAATGCATTCGGATTGTGGCCTGTCATATCTGCTACAACCATTGGAGCGGTCTTGAGGTAGTTGATGATAGTTTCATTGATATTATCAACTGCATCTACTTGGTCAACTCGCACTGGTTTATACCCTAATTCTTCACAGACTGGGGATATCAGGTAAGAAAACACCTCATCGGCTCTATCTCTAGTCTCGGTTCCAGATTCGCCAATAGCAGTTACAATAAAACAAATTTTTTCAGTCATATTTTCTCTCCAATCGTTTTTATTTTATTATACCAAATTTAGAAAGGAATATTATGAACGAAATTTTTAACTTTCACGGGCAGGAAGTCCGTACTTTGACAATTGATGACGAGCCGTGGTTCGTTGGGAAGGATGTAGCAGAGATTCTTGGATATGTAAATTCAAGAGATGCTCTGGCAAAACACGTTGATGAAGATGACAAGCTAACGTCGCAAATCGCGACGGCAGGTCAGATGAGAAATCAGACAGTCATCAACGAATCTGGTCTCTACTCTCTTATCTTATCCAGCAAGCTACCTCAAGCCAAAGAGTTCAAGCGCTGGGTGACATCAGAGGTCTTGCCAGCTATTCGCAAGCAGGGCGGTTTCATTCGCGAGGACTTGGACGAGGATGCCTTTATCGCTCTGTTTACTGGCCAGAAGAAGTTGCGTGAGCAACAAGCGACCATGCTGGAAGATATCGACTACCTCAAGAGCGAGCAACCGATTCATCCAAGCTATGCTCAGTCGCTCCTGAAGAAGCGTAAGGCTCGAGTCGTGGCTTGCTTGGGTGGTATTGATAGTCCAGCTTATGCGGATAAGATTTTCGCTCAGTCGGTATTTAGACAAGCTGAGATTGATTTTAAGGATCATTTTAATATCAGTCGATATGACTTGCTACCCAAGAAGCATGCGGATGCCGCTCTAGCTTACTGGATGACATGGGAGCCAAGCACTAATACTAAGATGAAGATTATGGAACTGAACGCTTTTAGCCAAGCGTAAGAGGAAAGAAAATGAGACCAAGACGATATCCGTATAGTAGAAAAAAAGAGTCCACCTTTGTAAAGGCAGACCCAAAGTTGGTGCAAAGTTTCTCAAGAAATACTAGTTTTCTTGAGCGTTTACAAAAAAAAAGCCTATCAATTTCGGATTTAATTATAGCAGAAAGATAGACAGAAAAATAGAAAGGAAGACAGAAGGGATGGCAAAACTGAATATCTCTTTAAGAAGTACGTCTGTAGATGAAGCTATTGAAAAAATAGCTCGCATTAAAGAAGCACATCCAGAAGATGTGCTCCAAATAGATGTTACGATTCTGGATGATCACCTTTTAAATTCGTAACAGTTTCATAGAATCGCTTGTAGAATTGTTCAATGGCTTCTTCTGTTAATCCAGACTTTGGAACACTATGTGCAACTCGAGTATTAAAGTGTTCGACGGTGATTTTTGTAAGTTCTAAAGCGATTTCTTTGTCAGATAGTGTCATTAAATCTCCTCCTTTCTATTTGAATTTTGACTAAAACGGTGAGAGGTCCTAGTCAAGATTATTATAGCAATTTAGGAGGATATTACATCAGTCTTGAGACTGATATAGGAGGTTGAATGGAAAATAAAATTATCGAACTTGCTGATTACTTCATCAGTGAATCTACAACGTACAGAGAAGCTAAAATAGCGTGTGAGAAGCTATTTAGACAAGTCAGCCATGAGATAGAACTCAGGGCGATGGAAAGTAAAACAGTTTGACAACAACGCAAAAAAAGCCTGACGGAAATCAGGCGCACACTTAAATTATTAAAACCATTATATCACAAAAATGCTTGCCCGCATAGTTGAGAGGATGTAGAAAATGGAAGGTATCACGTTACAATTACGATTGGACGGCGAAAGTGCTGAATTGTTCACAAACCAATTATTAGCTTTTGCTGAAAAGCAGGTCAAGGAGCAGTTAGAGAATGATCGCATGCCAATCAATCAACAGGCTTTGATGAAGAAGTTCGGCTTTACTCATGGCTACATTAAGAAGTTAGAACGCAAAGGATTAAGATTTCGTAAGCAAGGGAAAGATATTATGTACGATGTCAATGATGTTTATGAGATTTTGGAATTAGAGAAAGAAGTACGAAAATTAAGAGCATAAGGAGATAAAAATGTTTGAACCACCGATTTTAGAGCAGTTGATGGGAGTTGGAGCTTTGCTGATTGGATTTGCAGGGGCTTACCGTCATATCAAATTGCGAGAACAACGCGAGGAAGAAGAGAGGCGAGAAGAGCAAGAATTTGCGTCTATGATTATCCAAGGCTATAACCATGCATACGAACGTGGTAGAGAGGACAAATGGCAAGAAATTCGCAAGAATATTCAGCGAGAGTTTAAAGGCTTCACCTACGACAACGAACCGCCTGTAGGTTTACGCCCTGAACCTCTGGCATTGCCAGAGCCTAAAATGCACATTTTGAAGTGAGGAGGTCAGGAAATGGAAGAATTGATTGAATGGCTATTATGGCATGAGCGAGTGAATAAAGAAATGTTATCGTCTGATGAAGAAAAGTCTGACTTTGAACTATATTTAGAGGACGAGAATAGGAAAATTTTACTTATCAAAGAATACCTAAATGACTATGAAAAACTAGCTAAGGACTATCGTGATGTGGCACTTAAAAATAAGCTGCTAAAGATTGAAAAACTAGAGTTAGAAGGTAGGCACATCTATGAGGATATGCGGATGAAGTACCGTGCGAACCGTAGGAAGTGGGGGGCTCGCTATGTCTGAAATCAAGTGGATAAAAATCACAACCGATATTTTTGACGATGAAAAGATTTGCCTGATTGATGCCTTACCTGATCCTGATGCCATCTTAGTGATATGGTTCAAGATTTTGACACTTGCTGGAAAACATAACAGTAATGGTTTGCTGATGATGACTGATAAGGTTTACTATACAGATGAAATGTTAGCTACTATTTTTCGTAGACCATTGAATACAGTAAGACTGGCTATTGGAGTTTTTGAACAGTTTGGGATGATTGAGATTATCGATGGTATCATTAGCTTGCCAAATTGGGAAAAACATCAAAACGTTGACGGAATGGAGAAAATAAAGGAACAGACACGCAACCGTGTAGCCAAATACCGTAAAAAACAGAAAAATCTTGCTCTTGGTAACGTTACAGGTAACGTTACAGTAACGGACGGTAACGCACTAGAAGAAGATGAAGATAAGAATAGATTAGATAAAGATAAGAATAAGAAAAGAATAACTACTACTAATAGTAGTGGTAGTGAAGAAAATATCTTAGAACTTTTTCAATCTGAATTTCGTAGACTCTTATCTGGATTTGAGATTGAAGAAATCAATCATCTACTAAATGAGAATGATGTGGATTTAGTAAAAGAAGCGCTGAAGACTGCAATCAACTCAGGAAAGCCTAATATCAAATACATAGGTGGTATTTTAAGAAATTGGCAGATGAACAATGTCACGACTGTTGAGCAGGTTCGTCAATCAGAGAAAAAGAACAAGGATAAGAAAGAAGAACAGGAGGCTAAGGACGAATGGGGGTATTAGAACTGATTGAGCAATTCGAGATAGACTACTATCCGTTAAGCTACGAGAAGAAAACTCTTTTAGCCAACCAGCCAATTCATCAAGTGGTTGCCTGCTTGTCCGAGATGGCCAGCTGGCAGGAATGCGGAGGTCGGCTAGTATGGTAGAAAATGTATTTGAGGAAATCGCCTTATCTTATCGCAGAAATACAGAACAACAGAAAGAGCTTTGCGAAAAGCATAACATTCCTTTGATAAAGATATTGAGGACCGAGAGTGTTGTATGTCGCATGTGTGAATCCGAGCGGATTCACGAGGAAAATCAAGCAAGAGTGAATGAACTGGCTGACGCTGAGAATGAGCGAGAGAGGAAATATTATCTTGAGAAGTTTTCTCTTTATGATGAGGTTCTGAAAAATGCAACCTTGGAAAACTTTGAGACGCCTACTGAAAAAGAAGCGGAAAAGCTAGCTTTTGCAAAGAGGATTTGTCGCGAGTGGTCTGAGGGTGCTAGGAACAACATCGTGTTACAAGGAGAAGCTGGAACAGGTAAGAGCCATTTGGCTTTTGCGATGGTAAAAGCTTTATCTGAGTACACGAAAGAGATTGCTATTTTTATCAACGTAACTGACTTGCTGATGAAGATTAAAGCTGATTTTAGTCAGGAAGAGTTTCTGGTCAATAAAATTGCGAGTGCTAAGTTCTTGGTTTTGGATGATTTGGGCATGGAAAAGGATAGCGAATGGTCGTTTACTATTCTCTACAATATCCTGAATAAGCGTTCTAATACAATCATTACCACGAATTTGATTTCTGCTGATATTCAGAAAAGATATGGCAGACCCTTTATGTCCAGACTGATGAAGGGTGTGGATAAAGACCATTTGATGGTTTTCAACGATTTGACAAACAAGCGGAAGCAATATTTTTAGAACGGAGGTGGCTGATGTTTATTTTAAGACATGGGACAAGAGAGGATAAGCCGTTTCTGAGATCAGTGGTTATAGGAGTGACTGGTTTGGACATTTCATGTTCCGAGGAGAAGAAAGCCATGCGGTTTATTTCTCGGGCGGCAGCCTTACAGGTTGGCAAGGCAGTGAGGGATTCCTTTGGGAACTTTTACCCAATTGAGGTGGAGGGATGAAAGATATCAGAATACTAGATGCGTGTTGTGGCTCTCGAATGTTTTGGTTTGATAAAAAGGAACCACACACAACATACATGGATAGACGTGAAGAGGAATTTGAGATTCACAAAAAGAAAATCAATGTTA